GGAAGAAGAGGAAGAAGAGGAAGAATAAAAATAAAGCCCTAGGAAATTATCCAGGGGCTTTTAATATGCTTATTTGTGGCGGCTATGGACAGAGTACAGACCGCCGCCGAGCCTGTTAATATTTTAATAACACAGCTTTTGGCAAATTGTCAAGAAAAATATTTTTAAAATACCGCTTGACATTTTTCTAAAACTTCTTTAGGCTATCAGATAACGAGAGCTGACGGAACTCAGGAAGGGCAGAGGCTGAAAGTACACAGAATCGTTAATTAAACAACACGCATAACAAGCCAGATCACGCCGGATAGAAACTCCTGGAAGGTCTGGCTTTTATTATGCAAATCTGCGAAAATGTAGCCGCCCTTATATTATATATAATTATATAATTATTCTCTGCCCTTCCTAGATTCCTAAAGCTGGAGTTTATTAAAAGATATGCTATACAGTACCGTATAATAATATATAAGATATAAATATAAATAAAGATTATAATATAATACCCTAATTATTATTTATTAATTATTGACAAAATAATGGGTTTTATTTTATGCAAAATTAAATTTGACAAGATATTAAAAACTGTGCTAAGGTATCAGCAACAAAGAAAACAGAATATTTTATTTTGAGTTTTAGAGAATGTACCCGAACACCCGGAAACCTTCCGGGAATAAGCTTTACCCGGTGACATTCTCTTTTTTATTTGTAAATTAACGTGTTAAAGTGAGGTGATAACATGAAAGATAATACAGTAAAAGCCCAAGATATAGAAATCTATTTAGATAATATTAATATATATGCTGATGAATATATAAATACTGTATTATGTATATCACCAGATAACGAAAACTATAAGAAAGAAGTATCAGATAGCTTTGTAGATATGATTTTCTATATTGCAGACCATATACAAAAGCCAAGTAATGACAATATAGAGCTATTAGATAAAATGTTTAATACTTATGTGAGATTATGCAGTAAATATCATGTATTGCCAACATTAGAAGTATTTAGCTTTTTAGTTGGGATTAATCGTACAACGTTTACTGACTGGATGAATGGAGTGTATAGAACAAACTCATCACATGGTGACACGGCTAAAAAATGGTTTGATATTTGTAAAAACTGCGCAATCAATAGATTACATAATCAGACCGGAACAAATGCGAATTTGATATTTGTTGCAAAAGCCGCCTATGGAATGGCAGAAACTGCACCAGTACAAGCCGCGCAGCAATACGGAGTACCACAGCAGACAGCCCAGCAGATCGCGGAGAAGCACAAAGCGGCGCTGGAGCTTCCAGAGATGGAAAAACCGGAGCTATAACAGTAAAAACACTATATGTTGTGATTGCGAAGAAACGGATTCTATATCTAGTAATACGCAATGTGCAAATAGGGTACACCCTAAAAAGACATTTTATAAAACACTGTTTTTTGTGCAATATTACAATAGATTTTGCATAGCATTCCCTTGATTACTGCCGCAGGCCCTTAAAGGTCAGCGTTAAACCAGGGAAGCGGGAACCCATGGGGCGGCGGGCTGACTTGCCAGCGTCCGCACTGGATGACCGGGAGGGGGTATATATAAAACCTCAGTCAGCGGTAGTTACCACCGAAACCGCTCGAAAAAACAAAAAAGCTCTCCTTATATGGCAGTGATAGTGATTCGAACACGACAAGCAGTAAGCCTTAACTGTTTCTCTGCCATACTAAAAATAAGGCAATACCAAGAAAGGCGGGTACAACGAATGAATGATATGATGATTTTTAGCAATCCAGAATTTGGAAATGTAAGGACAGTAACGATAGATGGAAATCCTTGGTTCGTTGGAATTGATGTAGCCAAGGCTTTAGGATATGTAAAAGAGAGAAATGCTATTGCAAGCCACGTAGACAAGGAGGACGCCCTAAAATGTAGCCTCCCATCAAATAGTGGAGTGCAAGAAACGATTGTAATAAATGAGAGTGGTTTATTCTCACTTATTCTGTCAAGCAAACTTGAATCTGCGAAAAGGTTTAAACATTGGGTTACTGCGGAAGTCCTTCCTTCTATCAGAAGAACTGGAAAATACGAGATGGTTCAGAAACAGGATTCCTACCAAATTGAAGACCCGATAGAACGTGCTAAACGGTGGATTGAGGAACAGCAAGAAAAGCAACAACTTGAAGCCAAAGTAAGGGAACAGAAACCAAAGGCTGATTATTTCGACAGTCTGATAGATAATAGACTTCTTACAACTTTTCGAGATGCAGCAAAGGAATTTCACATCCCACCTAAAGCGTTTACTAAGTGGCTTACGGAAAATGGTTATATTTACCGTGATCGGCATAATATTATCAAGCCTTATGAATCGTATAGGAAAGCTGGACTTTTCCAGATGAAAGATTTTTCAACACCGTTTGGCTATTCAAACGTCCAGACATACATAACCGTAAAAGGAAAAGAGACATTTAGACTGTTACTTCAAGGGCAAGGATTGATTAGAAAGTAAAAAAAGAGAACCATTACGGCTCCCTTTTGATATCGTCAGTTGTTAATTTGATTAAGACATCTGGTTTAGGTTCGATTATAAGTTGACATTCCAGGAAGTCAAGAATCTGAATTAACTCATCGGCAGATATACTTCCTCTCGAAAATTTGTTTGCAAGAGATTGTGGAAGCATACCCAGATGGTTAGCTAATTGAACGTTGGTGACCTTCTTCATTTTCATAATTTGTTTTATTTTATCCGAAACCATATAATCACCTCCTATTAATGTAATCATAATCAAAACCGTTTAAATAGTCAATAAAAATATTCATAAATGAGTATAAAACACTTGAAATAATACTCGAGTACGTGTATAATTGACTTATAAATAAACGGGAGGGATTATGTATGAAAATAGGTTACGTGAGGGTATCAACAATAGAGCAGAATGAAGCGAGACAGATTGAAGCAATGAAAACTGATGGTGTTGAAAAAATTTATATGGACAAAAAATCCGGGAAAGATTTTAATCGTCCAGAGTATCAGAAAATGATTGCTTCTCTTCATAAAGGTGACATTCTGATAATCCATTCGATTGACAGACTTGGAAGAAACTACGAAGAGATTATTGCTGAATGGCGAAAAATCACAAAAGAGATTGAAGCAGATATCATTGTACAGGATATGCCGTTGCTTAATACTACGCAAAACAAAGATTTGACAGGAACACTGATCGCAGACATAGTTTTGCAGCTTCTCTCATATGTAGCACAAAGAGAAAGAGAAAATATTCGGCAGCGTCAAAAAGAAGGTATTGCAATTGCAAAAGCCCAGGGCAAATATAAAGGTCGTTCCAAAAAAGAGATAAACAAAGACCTTTTTGAAGAAACCAAACGAAGTTGGCAAATGGGAGAAATAACAAAAGCACAATTTGCTGAGACTATAGGAGTTTCAAGAAGCACTCTATATAAACTCTTGGAGGGGGATAAAGATGATTGATTTTACAAACAAGTGTATTGTTACAGAAAATAACGTTGAATCAGAACAGTTGCTTAAAAAAGCAATAGCCCAAGGATTTAACTTGCCAAAAGGCGAAAAAGCAATGGAATCACATAGATACTTTCGTTTTATCGGGAGTCCGTATAAACATGTTGTGGCTCTTGTCCCTGTATGTACGAGTGATCTAAACAATGCTATCAGATACTCAGAGATATTCGGTAATGAACTGGAAGAACTTAAAAAAATTACTGATTCAGCTGCAAGATGGTGCCGGGCATATGGATATGAACATTTGAATGTATATGCAAACGAAGAGCTTGAAAGTTATACTGGAAAGGCAATCGCAAAGACAACAGACAACATCATACAGCGTGTTGATGTTGAAATAAAGAAACCACGTAAACTGACTGTTTCAGAGTTGGAAGCATATTTAGGATATCCAATTGAAATTGTAAGTTGAGGTAAGTGCTTATGAAACCAAACCCACAATCCGAATCCATCCGCATCCGATTTTCCGAAAAACAGAAAAAAAGGCTCCTGGAAGAGAAGAACCGGACAGACAGGAGCGCATCTGATATTGTAAGACAGGCAGTTGATGAATATTTCGGGAGGAAAAGACGTGCTTAAATTTTTTTCAAAAAATAAAAAAGGCGTTTCAGTTCCAGAAGAATACGAAAAGAAATTCCCGAATGCAGATACCAAACGCATAAGGAAAGACAATATAGTTGTTCATTCGAGTGGAATATGTGCAGATGGGAAATTGGTTTTCAGCATTTACAGTTATCAATGGCTATAGAGAAGAGAACCAAGAAGAAAATACAATAACAACGTGGGTACATATTGCTTATGGCTCTTTGCAAGTTGAAGACAAAGAAAATATAAAGATATTATTGGGAAGGAAAGACATTGACCTTTACAAGAAATATTTTGGGGAGGTGGAAGAAGGATAATGAATTGTTTTTTATACAGTATCGGGAATGATGTTCGTTCGTGTGAAAAAGAAGAGTATATTCCAAGATGTGCTACTGGATTACTTAAAGTACAAAACGGAGAAGTATTTTCAAAGGAAAACGGAGAATGGAAAAAGTTATCCATGCTATACGCACCAATAAGTGATAACAAGGATAGTATTCCCGAATCTCCCATTGATGTAGCCTCTATGCTTATCAATGCCACAGTAACTAACGAACTACCGACTGAGAAAATTCCACTGTCTCCGTTATTGGAGCATAAAACATGGGAAATTCCAAAATACGACATTCTACAGTTGGAAGAGATTGCGAAACACCTTCTTCTCTACTGTGAAACTAAAAGAAAGGGGTACAAAGATGCCGATAGTGAAAATCACAAACCCAAACCCTTATGATTGGCTTGGTACAAAATACTTTATTGATGGAAATGAAGTTCCAAGAGTGAAATCAGTAAATTTTCATACCGCAGTAGATGAAATACCAGTGGTTGAATTTAAAATGATGGCTGTTCCAGACATTGAGATGGAGTGCTTGGCACAAATCAGTGTCACTTCTCAATCAATTACTGATGCAATTTCAGTTTTAAGGCACGAACTGCTACAACACGGAGAAATTTACAATGGATTCAAAGCAAGCCTAAAATCGGCTTTAGAATCATACAATTACTGTGGAATGCCATTTGAGCCAGAGGAAGAGATTGCAGAAAAAATTCTGGACTTCTTAATTGGGGAGGAAAAAGAAAATGAATGCACTTAATGTAATCGGAACAGCTGTAAATCTTGCATTTTTCGTTCTGGTTCTTGCCGGTACTTTAGCCATACTGGACGAAGAAGGAAAGACAAGCGTAATACAGATTTTATTCTGTATTTGTTTAGAAATATGTTTCGCACTGAATATTTTCTTAATTTGCACGAGGTAAAGGAGGATATAGAAATGAAATTTTCAGAAGCATTAAAACTTATGAAACAGGGAGCAAAAGTGAAACTTCCAGGATGGAATGGTTACTGGTGTTGGGACGATGAAAAACAGACGATTATGATTCATTGCAGACCAAAAGATTCCGATCAAGGCCAGGGAGCAGTTCTCGATATCCGTGAAACACAGAGAGTAGAATATACTTTCATGCACACACAGCGAGATGACTGGATGATTGCTGATGAGAATAACTGTGGTGTTCTTGGTGGTCAGTCAACATTTGGATTTGGTGACGCTATCCGTTATCTGAAAAGAGGACTTAAAGTGTCTCGTAAAGGCTGGAATGGAAAGAAACAGTACATTCAGATTGCCACTGGAATTTCATATAAGACTGCTGATAATGAAATTGTAAATTGTGAACATGATGCAATCGGAAACAAAGCCATTGCTTTTGTCGGAACATCTGGCGTACAGATGGGATGGCTTGCATCTCAAGCAGATATGTTAGCAGAGGATTGGATTTTTGCAGAATAAGAGGAGAACCCCATGTATCTACTAATTCCAATTAGAATTATCCCGATTGAGTTAATCGAAAGGGTTAAATTCATAAAAGCGCCGCTTCGACTTAATCCATGTAGGCTCGGGAAAACCTATGAAAGTGATAAGTCGAGGCATCCAGAGTAGCTTAAGTGTTAATTACTTATTATACTAATTACATAAACTTATATATCACGATTTCCCCGGGCTTTAATGGTGCGCCCGGGTGATAATGGGCTATCGCCAAATGGTTAAGGCACAGCACTTTGACTGCTGCATTTGCTGGTTCGAATCCAGTTAGCCCAGTTTGCGGTTTCGCTAATGCCGCAAGTTCATTTTATAACACTCTTTTCTGAAATCTAAAAGTGTTTCAGAAAACCTTTGTTGCGGCTAGTGGTCAAGAACTGCAACAGTGCCGGATTGTTTGTCATGGCGGTCAAATAATTCGGTATCTTAGGAAGCTTAGTTCAGCGGTAAGAGCAACGGCCTCATAAGCCGTAAGTCCTGGGTTCGAATCCCAGAGCTTCCATTTCTTCTAAATGCCATTCATCCGTAATATGGGTGGAAAAAACTTCCAGTTGAGCGTGTGGATTAGGTAAATTTATAGGTGCGATACGGCGTAGCCTAAATGGATCTGATTTCCCGGCTGGTATATCTCGGAGTTAAAAACATTAACGCAGCGCACGTTAATAAAAGGAGTTTTCAAGAGATGCCGTTCAAAGACGCATAAAAATATCCAGTGAATCTACAGCACTAAAACTTGTAGATAGTGGAAAGCATAACACGATAAACCTATTGCTAACCCGGAAGAACCGGGTTATTCGGAAAGTGCAAGTAACTGGGAACGGGCTAGTCGACTAGGTCTTGATGGTTCGAATCCATCCTTTCCGATTGTTTGGAGACTGAAAGTTTGGTGGTAGGAAAAGCACAGAGCAGTGCGTAGGAATGTATAACCGAGTTCCGAATACGTACTGTTTATCGGTGATATAGTGACTTCCTCTAGTAGTCAATAAGTGAACGTGCTGAAATGGTTCTTCCAAACATGTACATAGCAGGATAGAGAAGCGGAATCTCACATGGCTCATATCAATGGAAACGGCGGTTCGAATCCGTCTCCTGCTATTCCATCTACCAAGTGTAGATAGGACATCTGACTTTAGCATAGCTATTGTTAGTTCTTGCACATAAATGCGGATGCGTTTGCGTGCATTCGTGCAGGCATATAGACGCAACTCACTAGCGATCTTGTGCAAAAACTTTTTAGAGAGATAAGACCAATGCCCGTGAGGAGTGATAGTCGGGGATTCTAAAAAAATCATCTAGTTTAGCGTTTTATGATGAAAAAAGAAACATAGCTCAGTGGTAGAGCAATGATATTGAATATCATGTGACACAGGTTCGATTCCTGTTGTTTCTATCTGGCAAATTGCCATTGCCAGAAGTTGCATTTTCCCCCTTAAAGTTCCAGTGCTTCTCGTTGGGAGATTTATGCCGTTCAAGTCGGCACACTGGATTTTTCTAAATCGAGGTAATTTATGAACGAAAAAAGTTGTAAGAATTGCAGAAAACACGATGGCTTCACATGGGTTTGCTTCAATAGTGATGGAAAAACAAGGAGGCATAGTACCGATGAGCGAACTTTCTGAACTTATAAATAGAGGTGGTTTAATTGATGATTTTAAGATAGAAAAATCCAAAGATGAACCACCTACACAACCAATAAAGTTAGCTGATTGGCTGATTGACAGAGGATTGAAAGATGGAATTCGTCTGTATGGGAAAAATGATCTTAGAAAAATTGCAAATTACTTACTGATTTACTGTGGTGATGAAAATGATTGAAGTATGCGGTAAAGAAATAAAAGACGAATGTTCAAACTGCGGGAATATCCTTGAATGCGAGCTGTTCCGCCAGGGACATGGCATAAAACAGGAACGTGAAAACATAGCTAAAATGATTGCCTGCCAGATGAAGCATAGGGAGAAGAGGGAATTTGAATGCTAGATTTACTTGATAAACGCAATTGTCCTGTTTGCGGTGGAATATTGAAATGTGAAAATGCCGATTTCACAAACCCTTTTATAGAAAAAGGACTCTTTTTAAATGTGACATGGCAATGCACCAATTGCGGCGCTGAATATACTGCAAAACTTGAATTAACTTCAAACGGATATGATGTGCAAGACCGTGAAGCACATATTGATGTAGAGGATAATTTTTCAGCCGAAAAATTTATGCTTGGAAGAGACAATTTTCGAAGACAGAGGTGGTAAATATGAAATTTGAGGATATGGCAAACTGGACAGAAGAACAGTTGAAAAATGAAGTTGTTCGTTTGGCTGATGAATGCGAGAAAAAACAGCATATAATCCTGGACTATAAAGCTTTATCGGAGACACTTAACCAAAAGCTTCTTGAAAATGATAACTGGAAGATTCCGATTGATGGAATTGAAAATGTAGATACTGGTCATCCATCTATAGAATGGTATGAACAACGACACCAGGATGACTGTATTAGAATCAACGAGTTAACTGTTACTGTTGACACATTGGTTGACCGATACGCTAATTTAAGGAAAAACAAAGGAATGTGCTGATATGGGCGAAAAGAACGAATTAAAGCATTTCTTTACATGTAATGGAAAAGTTATTGAAACAATACCAGAGATTTCAATTTCGGATGGTACTGTTATCGAAGGCGGTATTCTTCACAGAAATGAGGACGGTACACTTTGTAGCATAGGCAAGCCGTTAAGTATTGAACTTGAATGTAAATTCAGTGATGAACTATTTTGGACACTAGTTGCCCCAAATCAAATAAAACAGAACAATTTCCGAAAAATGCATGGCATTCCGAAACGGAGGAAAATTAATGGATCAAGAAAAACAAAAAGGTTGTCCAGAATGGAGAACACAAGTACAACAGGCACCTGTCAAAGAAATTGTTGACTTTGCAAAAGTACATCCATGCGATTATATGAGAAAAAGCTTACACCAATATCCGTATTGGGGAAATCAAGACAATGGTTTTAATCGGAAGAAATTTAAGGAGATTTTTAATGAGCATTAAATCAGCATTAGAATCCGAAGGGATAGATTTTTCTGAATACATGAACCCACCAGAACCGTGGAATGGACAGGCATTGATAAGGAATATCAACGGAACGAAATACGCCTGTTGTCCTTTTTGCCAGAAGAAAGCACTTCTGATTAGCCCAGAGACAAAAATTCAGCATCTTAAATTGAAGTGTAAAGGTAGTAGCTGTAAGAAAGAGTTTGAGGTGAATGTATGAGGGAGATAAAAACATTTATTACATCGTTCTTCTATTATTCAAAACTCAAGAAATACTTTCCAGATTATAAAATAGGTCGAATCAAGTATGCTATTATGGTTGTCCGCTGGAATAAATCTTCTGAAGCCTATTCATCATCAGAAGAAATTCCTGAATGGAAATGCATGTATATGAATGAGTCTATCTCGAAAGAAAGAAGATGGCCAAATGAACACAAAACGGATTAAATGCATTTTGACAGGTGGATGCAAGTTCAAAAGTTCGGATACAGAATCGAAATGTAATGACAAAGAAAAGACTTGCACCATTACAGAGACTTGCTACAAATGTGGAAAAAAGTATACAGCTATATTTACTTATAAACAGTTAGGGATTCTGGATTGAGGTGATTATATGAAGATTCCAAAATGTGACCATGATTTTGAAGATTGTAAGATATCCAATCCTTATAATTATGATTTTGATGAATTTAATCCACGCGACTCTAATCAACGTTTTCATCCGTGTTATTGTAAAAAGTGCGGAATACTTATTTTGAAAAAAGTAGTTGATAACGGACGAGGAACAGACAAATTTTTGTGGGAGGAATAAGAGTGAAAAAGATACCAACATTATTTGAACGAGAATTTAAAGACCATAAGGTTGTAAAGGTTCTTCCAAAAGTGCATCCGGGTATGGAATGGGTACTTGAGGGAGAAGGGATTGCGACGGTCAAATACGATGGTTCTTGCTGTGCAGTAATTGACGGAAAATATTATAAACGATACGACTGTAAGAAAGGAAAAACACCACCAGAGGGATTTATCCCTTGTTGTGATCCAGATTCCATTACAGGCCATTGGCCGGGGTGGGTAAAGGTTGATGATAATAATCCGTCTGATAAGTGGTTTGTAAAAGCGTATAACTTTTCAATGCAATGTAATCTTAGCCCATGGGTGGACGGCACGTATGAAGCTATTGGAAAACATTTTAACGGAAATCCATATAACTATAATTACGATGATCTTGTCCCGCATGGAAGAAATGTTGTAGAAGTCGAACGTACATTTGATGGAATCAAGAAATATCTTTCCGAACACGAGATAGAAGGATTAGTTTTCTGGAAGGACGGAAGCCCACAATGCAAAATCAAGCGTTCAGATTTTGGCTTTGAATGGCCAGTCAAGAAAGCGTGACCAAATGAACAAAATCAGAAAAATATTTTGGATAATTGCGAATTTCATAATATTCAAATGGGTAGCAGATTATTTGATAGCCACAATTCAAATGATGATTGAAAATCATTGGGGATTTTCTGCAGTACCATTATTGCTCATGGCAGTATTCGCAGAATGGAAAGTAATTGAAAATATTTTTACGGAATTAAAAAGATGATTTTATCAAGAAAGGATATGTATGACAAAACAAGAAGCGGTAGTAGTTGAAACCTACACAGGAATTTGTATGCTTACAGGGGATGACCGAAGACTTGCATACGAATACGCAGAAAAACTTTTAGGTCATCCGATATATACACATGAATTCCCGAAGTATGCTGATAAGTTGAAAGAACTTAGCAAGCCAGATTTTATTGAAATTTGTAGAAAGTTAGGTGATTGAATGAATCCAGTATTTATATTTCTAGTGATATGTGGAGCGGCAGTAGTATGGTTCCTGCTTTACAAATTATTTCAACCACTAGGTAAATTATTGAACCACATTGGCAGAAATGCTATTGATGAGTTAAATAAAGACGAAAGTCAAAAAGAGGAGGATAATAAATGAAAAAAGGACTTTTAGGTGGAATTGGATTAGCTATTGTAATCATTGCAGGACTTATATGTGTTGCAAAGTGCAGTGTGAGAGTTCCGGCTGGTTACATTGCGGTAGAGTACAAAATGAACGGAGGAATCTCTAAGAATGTACTTACACAAGGATGGCATTTGATTTCACCTACAGTAAAAACTTCACTGTATTCCGTTGGAATCGAGCAGTCTTATCTTACATCTGAGGATAAGGGCGATTCTCCAAAAGATGAAAGCTTCAAGACACCAACAGCAGATGGTAAATCGCTTCAAGTTGACCTTGAATTTTCTTATAAATTCGATCAAAATAGAGTTACCGATGTGTTTACTCAGTTCAAAGGTCAATCAGGAGAATCCGTAAAAAACACCTTTATCAAGCCTAAGATGAAAGCGTGGACGCAGGAAGTAACAGCAAAGTATCCAGTAACAGATGTTTTCGGTGATAAACGCCAGGAACTGAATGAAGCACTTGACGAATATCTTAAGCAGAAGTTTGAGCCATACGGAATTATTATTGATACAGTAAACTTTACTTCCATTTCCACTGATGATGAAACACAGGCTGCAATTCAGAAGAAAGTGAACGCTCAACAGGAGCTTGAACTTGCTAACATTGAAGCTAAAACAGCAAAAGTACAAGCTGATAAAGATAAAGAAGTTGCACTGATTGCTGCTGAACAGGAAAAGGAGAAAGCATCTATCCAAGCGGAACAGGCCAAAATTGATGCAGAAGGTAAAGCTGAAGCTATTAAGATTAAAGCAGAAGCTGAAGCAGAAGCAAATAGAAAAATCGCAGAATCTCTTACTCCCGAACTGATTGAAAAACAGAAAATTGATAAATGGAATGGTGAAGTACCAAAGATTCAAGGAGGTAACACTTCTACAATCGTAGATACAAGAGATATGACAGCTGATGAGAATGCTGAATAATAAGTAAACCAGTCAAGAGAGCCACATGAGAGCCAGACTAAATCCTAAAAAGAAAGGAGGTCTGGCTCTATTTTTATGGGAAAAATTACAGAAGGCTCGCTCGAATGGTATCGGACAGTCCTAAATCAGATTATCAGTAGTGACATGACAATCTATCAAAATCAAAAAGATTGCCTTGATTTGCTCTTAAATATGAATATTGACCTTCCTTTCAACGAGAATCAAGAAGCACGGAAAATGGCTATGAAAGTAAGTCAATACTCACATAACATAGCAGAGAAGTGTGCTGCATTAACTGGAAGTGGTAATTTTGACGATATCTATTGGCAGTATTTGCTACTGGAAGCACCACATTTATTTGAAAGTTACTTGCTTTATATGGAGAAAAATAGACCGGACAGCAAGAAATTTTATATTCCACGAAAAAAAACACTACATGTGGTAGCCAAAGACCTACAAGATTTGGAAGAAAGAAAGATAGAGTTTTACGGCTTATCACTCCCAAGCCGTGTTGGAAAATCTACTATGTGTATTTTCTTTATGTCATGGATAATGGGTAAAAGACCAAATAGCCATAGTGCCATGGGTGGTCATTCTGGAAAACTGGCAAAGGGATTTTACGGAGAACTTCTTAATCTCATTAATACACAGGAATACAACTATAGTGAAATTTTTCCACAGTCGAAACTTCAAAAACAGAGTGCTGATGATTTTGAAATAAACCTGGACAAGCCAGATAGATTTGCAACAATGACTTGCCGTGGTATTGAAGGTACTTGGACAGGTGCCGTTGATATTTCTTCCGATGGTTATTTGTATGTGGATGACCTTGTAAGAGATAGACAACATTCATTAAGCCCCACCCGATTAGAAAATACATATCAAGAATATCTGAATAAGATGGTTGACCGTAAGATTGACGGCGCAAGGGAGCTTATGGTTGGAACCAGATGGAATTTATATGACCCTCTCGGAAAAATCGAGAAGCTAAATCACGATAATCCAATGTATCGGTTTAGAAAAATTCCAGCTTTGAATGATGAGGGTAAATCGAATTTCGATTATGAGTATGGCGTTGGATTTTCAACAAAATATTATGTCGATATGAAAGCTAGATTAGACGCTAACGAATGGGAAGCCAAATATCAGCAAAAGCCCTTCTTACGTGAAGGAATTGTGTTTGCAGCTGACGAATTGAGATATTATAACGGCGTTCTTCCAGAAGGTGGATTTGTTAAAAATGTTTCTGCCTGTGATGTTGCGTGGGGTGGCGGTGATAGCTTATCAATGCCAGTGGGCGCAGAATACGAAAATGGAGATGTGTATATTTATGACTGGATTTTCAGCACGGCACCAAAAGAAGGAACATTGCCATTAGTTGTTGGAAGAATCATGGGTAATAATATTCAATCCATTAATTTTGAAGCGAATAATGGTGGAGATATGTATGCCTATTATGTAAATGAACGCTTGAAAGAACATAAATACGCTTGCAGCACGACAAGTACAAAAGCACCTTCAAAACAAGCAAAAAAAGAAAAAATAAATCAATATTCCGGGGATGTTAAGCAAAATTTTATATTTTTGGCTCCGAAATATCAAGATAAACAGTATCAAAAGGCTATGGATGAATTAACTACATTCGTCTATATTGGTGATAATGAACATGATGACGCTGCCGATGGAGTTACGCAGCTTGCAATAACGCTTGCCGGCAAAAGATTTGCAGAAGTAAAAGCAACCAAAAATTTTATGTGGGGAAGGAGATAGAGTATGATGACTACAGCTCAATATTTACGCCAGATTGAAAATTATGATAACAGAATCAAAAATAAGCTTATCGAAGAAGAACAGCTCAGTTCTCTTTCCACAAGTGTATCTGCAATTCCTGTTGGAGAAAAGGTACAAACTTCTGTAAAACGTGATCCGATGGGAGATATGATTGCGAAGATATTTGATCTGCGAGAAGAGATTTCAGAAATGATATCTGAATTTTTACAAAAAAGACAAGAAATAGTCCGAACCATAGAACAGGTTGAAGATCCATTACTATATGACATATTATTTAAGCACTATGTTGAGTACAAATCTTTGGTTCGCATTGCAGATGAGATGGGTTATTCAGAGATTCACATTAAAAAAAAGCATTTAAAAGCCATAGCAGAAATAAAAAAGATAAAAGGTTTCGAAAGATGATACCGAAGTATACTGAAAAATACTTTTAATATGTGTAGAATATAAAGTAGAGCATTGGATTAAAACATCCAGTGCTTTTTATTTTGCAGAAAGGATGGTTCGGCTCGTGAGAAATACAATGAATTTTGTAGATTTATGCCGAGGTGATTTCGGGCGAAAAGTAGCCTACACAGGCGTTGACCGAATCACTCCACAAAATGTAGTAAAAGTAGTGTCAGATACAATTGGCATACATAATAGAAACCGAACATTGATTGATTACTTGTATCGGTACATGAAAGGCGATCAGCCGATATTATACCGAAACAAAATAGTCCGACCAGAAGTTAATAACAGAGTGGTTGAAAATCACGCATTTGAAACTGTAAAATTTAAAGCTGGACAGATTTGCGGGGAACCAATCCAATATGTATGTAAAAAGAAAAATGCAGACAAAAAAATAAATGAGCAAGTTGATTTGCTGAATGATTATCTGGATGAAGCCAATGCAGATGCAAGAAACATCCAGAGAGCAATATACCAAAGTGCAACAGGAACTTCTTATAAGGCTATTCTGAAAGAAGAGGACTGGACAAAAAACGGAGATTTACCTCCATTTAGAATTTTCATCCCATATCCAGGTGATTGTTACATTGTATATTCGCAGAGAAACGGGAAACCAATGCTGTCCGTTCAAATTTTAAAGGATGAAGACGAACAACAATATTATTTATGTTATTCAAAGAACCAGTTTTTTGAAATCAAGAATGGAAAAGTAACCAACTACGGCATCAATGGTTTTGGCGGCATTCCAATTGTTGAATGTCCGAATAATCACGATAGACTTTCGGATGTTGAAATTGCAATCACCTTATTTGATGCAATCAACAAATATCAGTCTGATAGATTAAATGGCGTGGAACAGTTCGTACAAGCCTTTATGAAGTTCAAAAACTGCGAGGTAGACGAAAACGAATTCTTAAAGATGGTAAAACTTGGTGCTATCTCTGTTAAAGATACTGGAAATGGCTGTCAGTCGGATGTTGAACTGATGACCGCTGAACTGAATCAATCAGAAAGCCAGGTTGCAAAGGATGATATCTACAATAATATGCTGATTGTGGAAGCAATGCCAAACCGCCAAAGTAATAGCGGAGGAGATACAGGAAATGCTGTATACCTTCGTAATGGATGGGATTTTGCAGAGAGAGATGCAAAATTGGTAGAAGCATTCACCAAGGAAGCTGAAAAGGAATCTGCCAGAATTATTCTGAATATTATCCGTGGCACATCAAAAGATGTTAATATCTCAACACGAGATTTCGATGTGAAGATAACCAGAAACCCAACAGACAATATGCTTGTAAAAGCACAAGCGCTTGATTATCTGTTCAAAAATAAAATTCATCCGCTTATTGCATTGATTACTTGTGGGCTTTTCAGTGATCCGCAGAAAGTCTACGAAATGAGTTTACCGTATCTGGGAACTATTTACCCGGAACTGGCAGACCCGGAAGCGGAAATGCAGAAAGCACAGCAATTACTTGACGGAAAGTTTCAAAATCCGTCCAAAACAGAACCAATGGCAAATTCTCCATCTAACGAAGAATGAACCAAATTTCGATTATTTAAGGAGTTTTAGAGAAATCTAAGGCTTCTTTTTTAATACCCAAAATCAAATAAATTGCAACAGCCCGTGAGCGTAAATCGGGTACAGACCATGTGCGGAGCGAACCGTGTTGAAAAAGCGTATTGGACTGGAAGAAAGGAGATTTCAATGACAAGAGAACAGGCAAAACAGGCACTTATCGGTATGGGAGTTGCAGAACCTTCCGAGGAACAGGTTTCTAAGCTTCTTGATTCTATTTCTGCTGAAACTAAGAAAGAGAAAGACAAAAATGTTTCTATGAAGGAAAAAGCTGAAAAAGCAGATTCCCTGGAAAAAGAGTTGGAAGAGTTGAAAAAGCAGAACATGACCGAAGCAGAACGGCTAGAAGCTGAACGCAAGAAAGAAAAGGAAGCAGTGGATAAGGAGTTAGCTGATTTGAAAGCTGCGCTTGCAGAATCCAACAAAAAAGCCCTTACCAGTGAAATTACTTCTATGTTCGCAAATGCAGGACTTTCAACCGAAACATACGCGAGTGCTATTAAAGCATACGCATCTGCACCGTATGAGAAACCAGAAGATGCAATGAAAGAAGTCGAAACTTTTGTTAAGGGAGTTTCCGAAGCAAATAAAACAGCACTTGATACCGCAAAAGCAGCTTGGGAGAAAGAAGCATTGGAAAATACTCCGAATCCAGGAGGCGGTAGCGGCGGCAAACCTACAGTAAAAAGCGATGCTGCTGAATTTGCAAAAGCTTACTCAGCAAAAATGAACCAGGAAACCAAATCAGCGGACGATAACGCCCCTGTAAATATTTAAGTAAAGGAGATATAAATAATGGCTTTTATGAAAACAAAGCAGTATGAGTCCACTCCAAATATTCTCGAATCCGAGGTCGGACTTGTACTTAAAACCTACACAGCAGATCAGACAAATGCTGAAACAGTTGGAACTAAGAAAATTATCAAAGCAGGTTCCGTATATCCAACAAATGCGACAGGCGCAATCGGCATTGTATTTGAAGATGTTGATATGACAGATGATACCAAGAGACCAATTTCCGTGATTGTCGCAGGACGTGTTCTCGAAAAAAGACTTCCAGTAACAGTTGACACTACTGCAAAAACAGAGCTTGAAAAAGCAGGAATTGTTTTTGTAGTCACAGAAGACCCAGTATTTTAAGGAGGTATAGGAAATATGCCATTTAATATTTTAGAATCAATCACCCAAGAAGAAAGACTTAATTTCTCTCAGAATTTCAGCGTTAAAAGACCAGGTATCCTCGATACCATTTTCCCAGATACAAAAACCCAGTATCTGAAAGCAGAGTATTACAGACTTATGGCTGGACAGAATCTCCCGGAAGTTGCATTTGTTCATGCTCTTGATACCGAAGCAGAAATCGGTACAAGACCTGGATTTGAAAAAGTCCTGACCGAAAAGCTCTTTATCAAGAGGAAAATCAATCAATCTGAAAGATTGCAGCAGGCAATTGAAAACGGCGTGCCGGATAATGAAGCACTGAAAAACTTTGTATTTAATGATGCAGCCGGCCTGTTTGATGGCGTTGTTGCCAGAGCAAATGCTATGAAAGGACAGTTCCTTTCTACCGGTGCCGTAACAATCAAAGAGAACCATGTTGATATGGGAATTGACTATGGAGTTCCAGCAAGTGCAAAAGTAACGCTTACCGATTGGTCTAAGCCAGATTCAGATATCATGGGCGATATCCAAAAAATGGTAGCTGTAGCAGAAGGCAATGGCTATGTAGTAAACAAGGCTGTAACTTCTCTTAAAATGATCAACTATATGCGGAACAATACTGCAATGCAGACAGCTGTTCTGGGTGCTGCAAATAAGAGACTTCTCACAAAGCAGGAACTTGCAAATCTGCTTATGCAGGAATATGAAATCACAATTGATCGTTGTGATGAGAAATTCAATTTTAGAAAAGCAGATGGAACTATGAAAACAGCCAGATTCTTCAAAGAGGATGTATTTACTCTGTATGAAGCAGATGCCGACGGATCCTTCGGTGTTGGTCTCTGGGGCGTAACTCCAGAGGAAACGGAATACAGACAGTTCATCCAGGAAGAGAACCGTTCTTTCGTAACTCTTTCCATGTGGGCTACACCAGACCCAGTTGCAGTATGGACAAAAGCGTCTGGTATGTTTGTTCCTGTTGCACCAAAAGCTAACGGCGGTATCGTTATCGGTACCAAGGCGGGGGAATAACCGGGCATAGTCTCGATGAAAACAGCCAGTCACCATCTGTAGCAAGTGTTTACAATGAATCAATACATAAGTATACAGAAAGCGAGTTGTCTAATATGACTGTATCTCAGTTAAGACAACTCGCAAGTGATAACGGCTATGCCCTGACAGCAACTAATAAGGCTGGAATAATATCAGAGATTTTATCTCGGCAAAGGTAGGTGATTAAATGGACGAACAGCTTATAGAAGATTTGACAAATTATCTTGAAGATGATGTAGAAACTGCGAGGGTGATTCTTTCAGTAAATAGGGCTATTCGTTCATTTAAGAAGAAAAGGAATTATCCTTCATCTTACAGTGATGAGAAAATAAATTCCGATATGGAAAACTGCTATGATTGCATATTTGATTTGGCTCTTTTCTTTCTGGTGAAACAGGGAGCTGAATTCCAAGGATCACATTCCGAATCTTCTGTAAACAGAAATTGGACTTCCGAAACTGAAATCTATGTAAATCATGGTGTTTTTCCATTTATCGGATTCTAAGATGGTGTGTGCGTGATACGTCAATCCTCCCACGTATCGCAGGGGTGCTTCAAATTAGGTGGGTAGAAGCAATATCTAAAAAATGGGAGTGATGGAAAGGAATAGCGATGGGATGTGAACACGAGTGTATCAACGAACACCGCTTAAAAGAATTGGAAAGTGCCGTCCATGAGATGAAAGAAAAGCATTCCAAAAGGGATGGAGTTTTTTTTGAACGTATCAATGCGCTGGAACAGAAAATTGCTTTATACAACAACGATCTGGGACACATCAAAGATACAGTTGACGAAATGAACGACAATTTAAAATCACTTATGGAAAAGCCAGGAAAGTTACAGGACAAAATAATTGCTTATGTCATAACTGGCATAATTGGTATTGTTTTAGGCTTTGCCCTAAAAGGCATTTTCCCGGTGTAAATATTGATTCCACTAACAGGGAGGACAGTGGAATGGATGATTATAAAGACTTTTCAGAAGATGAAAGAATCTTCTATTTGCGTGAAGCTGGATTTGATTCCAGAGAAAAGGAGTTATTCCGATTGCGTGTTTATGAAGAAAAAACGCTTGCAGAAGCTTCAGAAATCATGGGGTACAGTACGAGAACCGTAGACCGCATAAACAGAAAATTAAAAAAGAAAATTATGAAAGTTGCCCCGATGTATTGTCGGGGCTTTTCTTTGTATTCATAGAAAATGGCGTATTTATGGCGTTATCATGGCGTGTTAATTAACCTCTTATTATTGTAAAATATAGTTATAAAAACAAGGGAGGTTTGAGATATGCAGTATGGTAATCCGTATTTTGCGCAATCATTTCAACAAATACAGCCGTATCAAGATAGATTAGCACAATTGCAGAATAGTTATCAGCAGGCAATGCCATACGGACAGGCACAAATTCAACAACCAATGCCACAAGTGCCACAAATCCCCATGTTGCAAGGACAGATGGTTGATGGCATTGATACTGTAAAGGCAAAAGATGTAGATATGTCCGGTAATCCTGTTTATTATCCAAAAACAGATGGAACAGAAATATATAGAAAACAATTACAGGCAGATGGAAGAAGTAGAATTTTTGTTTATCGACTTATAAATCCGGAAGAACAACAGCAACCAAAGGCAGAAGAAAAACCAATTGACATAGAAGCTATGTTTAATCAGCTTCGGAACGATGTTTGTTCTGAGATTTCCGAAATAAAGAGTATGTTTCCGACACAAATGTCTGGAACATCGGAACCCAAGCAGAATGGAGGTAAACAGAGATGAATTTTAGTCCAAACGCCATGATGAAAAAGCAATTTGAGAAAATGATTACTCAGAGGTTCGGAAGTGTTGATAACATGATGAACGATATGAGTAAATTTGCAGGGAATAATCCAACATTAAAAAATGCGTTGGATTTATATAAAAAAGGTGACGCAAGTCAATTGCATCAAATCCAACAGAATGTTTTTGAAGAAAAGCATTTATCTCCAGATGGAATTATACAGAAATTCCTTGGATTATAACACTTCCCCATAATTGGGTGATTAAGAATCGCTACAATTTGGGACGACAGCCGCGGATGTCTCCTATTGTAAATAAAATTTAAGGAGACTAAAAACATGATGAATGGTTCAAATTACAGCCTTAGCGACATTGCAGCTGCTACAGGCTCTAATAACCGTGCCAATGACATGTGGGGCGGTGATGGCTTTTCACTTATCTGGCTCGTCCTGATCTTTGCTATCTTTGGCTGGGGAGGTTTTGGCGGCTGGGGCGGCGGCTTTGGCGGTAACGGCGGAAACGGTGCGAACGGTGCCGGCTTCCAAGGATGGGCTACCCGTTCAGATATTAATGAGGAATTCGCCCTTAATGATATTCAGAATGGTATCAGAGGTATTCAGCAGGGTATCTGTGACAGCACATATTCTCTTAACAATACCATGCAGAGTGGCTTTAATGGTATGAATGTCGGAATGCTTCAAGGCTTCAACGGCGTTCAGCAGGCAATCAATGCTGATACTGTAGCCGGTATGCAGAATACCAATGCATTACAGTCTCAGTTAGCAAACTGTTGCTGCGAAACAAGAGAAGCCATCCAGGGTATCAACTACAACCTTGCTACCAACACTTGTGCTCTCCAGAACACAATGAACAACAACACCAGAGACCTTCTGGAAAATCAGAACAGCAACACTCGTGCGCTGTTAGACTTTTTAACTCAGGATAAGATTGCAACATTACAGGCAGAGAATTCTGATCTGAAGCGTGCTGCATCCCAGGATCGCCAGTCTGCATTGCTCACAACTGCAATGGCTTCTCAGACACAGCAGTTAATCAATGCAATCAATCCGGCTCCGATTCCTGCATTCCAGGTTCCGGCTCCATATGCGTACGCAGGATGTAGCACATATGGTAATGGTTGTTGCTAAGTAACTCACCCTTAGAGGTTGACTAAATTCTAAGAGGTGGGTTTCGGCTCACCTCTTATTGATTGAGAGGTAAAAGATATGGCATGTAAGAATGTTTGTAAGCTTTGCAATCACCTTGTGATGTCTACTGCGATTGCATTCACAGGTGGAAATCTTGTGGTTACTATCCCGGAAGGAAGCTACAATAATGGAGAAAAATACTGCATTGTTTTAGCACAGTCTATTCCGAATACAACCACAATTACCGCCCCAGTGATGATTCAGATAGGAACAGGAACAACTTTATATCCATTGGAGAATCGTTGTTGCGCACAGGTAACAGCTTGTGGCGTAAGAACCAGAACAAAATATGCAACCAGAGTTGCAACAAGTGCTACTGGTGGAGCGTTCAAAATGTTAGGAAATCCGGCATGTAGTCCGAATAACAATCTGACTGCAATCAATGGTACAGCCCCAACAGCAGAAAATGTTGTACAGGCTTCGAAGAGGGGAGGTATCGTGAATGCATAAGACAGCAATGGAAATGGGAAAATGGGCTATGGAAAAAGCCAAAACACATGGATTTGATAATCTCAGTGCTCAGGATTGGGACGATCTGAAAGACTGCATGGAAGCAGTAAAATGTGCGATTTGCGCTGATAAAGATTATCGTATTGTGGAAGCTATGGATGAATGCGAACAGGAAGAAAAGTATCTTGGACGCATGGGATATGACCGTTACCGCTATTCAAATGGGCGTTTCGCTCCAAAAGGTAGGGGAACCAGAAAAGGTTATAGACCATATCTGTACATGGAAGATGATGACTGGATGGATGAGTATTTAAACAATCCAGAATTCGAGCGCAATATGTACCGCATGGGATATCATCCAGACCGTAGTGATATGGAAATGGATGACATGAATCGGAAGAAATCCAGATATGGCGAATCCTATGATAGATATGATGAGAATCGTAGGCACTATCATGATTCCAACGATACAGAATCTAAGAGAAAAATGGACGATTCCATGAAAGAGTACACATCTGATATTATCCGTAATCTTACTGAGATGTGGTCTGATGCAGATGCAACGCTCAGACAGTCAATGAAAGCTGACTTGAACCGACTTGTACAGCAAATGAACTAGAGCAATAAATGAATTAAGTCCTTGTCGCAAAATAATGCGGCAGGGGCTTTTTTTCGTAGAAAGGATGGTGACAAACCATGCTACGACAATTCTACATGAATGGGGATTTATGGAGAGTGCAGTTTGTTTCATCACAAGATGATGTTTTAATTGACCGCACAGGAAACAGAACACTTGGAGTATCGGATTATTCCACCCATATTATTTCGATTGCGAACAACCTACATGGAGAACTTTTGAACCGTGTATTTATTCATGAATTAGGGCACTGTGTAATGTTCAGCTATGGTTTACTGTCAGAGCTTCACCGTATGGTTAAGAAACGATATTGGGTGGATGCAGAGGAATTTGTATGCAATATTCTGGCAGACTACAGCCATTTCGTGATTGGCACGGCCAGAGATATTTTGGGAAACAAATTTACATATGTAGCTCCTGTTGGAGCAGAAAGGATGATTGCATGAGAGGATTAGTTCGCCAAAAGCAAAAAGTATATTGGTCACGAATTACTGAAAAAACAGAAGGATTAGACCGTATTAAAGTTTATGAGAAGCCAGTTATATTCTCTTTTTCCGTATCATCCACAGCCGGAACGCCAGAAGAAATTGCAGCCGGAATAGTGCCAGATTACGACAGGTACATTACAAGCTTTAACCGAAATTTCCACCCACAGGAAGCGGACATATTTTGGATAGACAGAATCCCACAAATAAGCGAGGATGGAAGCCTTATTTTGTACGAAAATGGAGATCCTACAGTATTGCCAGATTACACGCTAAAGAAGATTTTAGACACACAAAAAGGCAATATTGCCAGATACGGAATTTCTAAGAGAGGAAATGAAGATGGGTAAGACGATAAAGTGTACCTTATCGCAGAAATCAATTCGTAATGCAATTAATGAATTAAAGGCATACCAGAAAGATTTACAAAGAAAGAACGAGCTTTTTGTTAAGAGATTGTGCGAAGAGGGATTACAAGTAATTCAGACCACAATGGAATCCATCCCGGACGAAGAGAAAGGTTCATACTACACCGAGATAATCTATAATAAGAACGGTGACATTACAGGTGCTTCTGTTAGACTATCTGGTGAAAAAGTGTTGTTCATTGAATTTTCAGCAGGAATAACATACGGTACAAATGATTATCCTTTATCTAGCGGAAGTTCTTACGGAATGGGAACGTATCCTTCCAAAAAAGAAAAATCAGACTGGAACAATCCAAACGGCTGGTGGTACACAGATGAAAGCGGACGGCCGCACCATTCATATGGAAATAGAGCGTATATGCCTATGTATCACGCAGAACAGGCCATTATTATTGCTGTTCGTAAAATTGCTAAGGAAGTTTTTAGTTAATTTTTATCCACTCAATCCTATAACCAACGACATTTAAAATTTCCTCGATTTCAGAATACGAAAAAGTTTCTTTTCTGAAACGATTGCTAAAATTTTGAAAGGTAAAATTTGTTCCGTGCCTGTGATTTAATTCATCGTTAACTTGGCTCATAGTAAACCCTTGTGAAATAATTATTGCTTTTAATTTGGATTTTAGTTCCATAAAATGCTCCTAGTGGTTGTTTGTTAAATTATAACATTATAAATATAAATTGTAAACTTTAATCTTCTTGAAAAAATAAATTATATAGTTTATAATTAAATTAAATAATTTATATGGGAGATAATTGTATGCCAAGACCTACACCTGACTTTACCGGAATGAAATTTGGAAAATTGACTGCCCTTTACAGGATCAAAACGGAAAAAACTACAGGTCGTGGAAAACATGCTATGTGGATGTGCAAATGTGATTGTGGGAATACCAAAATCATAAGTTCCACAAGGCTTGCACATGGAAAGACAGATAATTGCGGGTGCATGGATTCTAAATGTAGAAATAAAAAAGGACAATTTACAAAGGGTGAAAATGTAAAAGATATTTCTGGTAAGAAATTTGGAAAATTAACAGTACTGAAATTAGATAAAATTGTTAATAGAAAATCTTATTGGATTGTAAAGTGCGAGTGTGGAACAATAAAAACAGTAAGAAGCGATACCCTTAATGTTATTACTTCTTGCGGATGCGACAAGAAAAAACAAGATATTATTAATTTTGGCATAACGAATCACCATGAATTGACTCACCATCCTGTTTACAGCATATGGAATGCAATGATTAATAGATGCGAAAATCCACATAATAAGCATTATAATGATTACGGTGGACGTGGCATTAAAATTTGTGAAGAGTGGAAGGATATACGAAACTTTTCAAAATGGGCTGATGAAACTGGATTTGAATTAGGCAAAAACCTTTCTATTGAAAGAAAGGATGTGAACGGTAATTATTGCCCCGAAAATTGTTGCTGGATTGACAGAAAATTGCAACCTCGCAATAGAAGAAATACCGTTAGACTTGATATGGACGGAGACAATAAATCGCTTTCAGAATGGTGCGAAATATACAATGTACCATATAAAAAAGTTATTGGAAGATATTGCAGGGGAATACGAGAAATAGATGATTTATTTTATAAAGGCAATTTGCAGATGAGAGATTTAGGAAGAGAGTAAATACAGAAGCCACAATGCCAATGTATAAAGCAAGCGTAGAAATTATTCAGAATATCCGTAAAATTGCCAAAGAGGTGTTCTCTTCTTGAAGATGATACCGAAGTATACTGAATGATACCAACCAATTATGTTATGATTACAGTGTTAAATTGTAGCATAACATGCAATGCGTTCACTTTAAAAGTGGGCGCATTTTTTATTGTGAGGTGACAGATATGCCGGACGCAATAGAATCTCCTGTATTGGAAGTTTTTTCAAGGTGGGGAGCGGCTGTTTCTAAGATTACCGGCGCAGACAATTATTCCATGGATGGGAGTGAAACAAATGCTTCCGGAAAAAAGGCATATGCACAGCTTTATATGCTCGGAAATCCAATTACGAGAGGTGACCTTGAAGGGGATGAATGCGCAACAATGCCATCATTTCAAGTAAATTGTTTCACCTCTGGGAGCAAAGCATTAACCAGATTGTATGAATTGGACAAAATAAGCCACCAAGCTATGGTGAGCATGGGATTCCGTCGTACATACGGACCGGAGCCTATGTTTTTTGGTGACAGTGGAATCAAAAAGCTTGTGAGCCGATACAGCCGAATATATACAGGAACTTTATTAGATTAGGAGCAGAAATGCTTCTATTTTTTTATCCAAAAATATGAAAGGAGAATGCCGAATGAAAGCAGATAAATTACTTTGGCTGAAAGCAGCAGGAATTAGAGCTGTAAAAACAGTCGCACAAACAGCAATAGCAACCATCGGAACCGCAACTGTAATTGGCAGTGTTGACTGGAAAATGGTTTTATCCGCGTCTTTACTTTCCGGCTTTTTATCACTGCTTACATCTGTAGCAGGATTACCAGAACTGAAAACAGACAAAGAAGAGTAGAAAGGCGGTGATCCGCTATCTCCCGGCACAGGGTTACGTGCATAAAACTTGAATTAAAGAAAGGAGCCTATCAAAATGGCAGATTTAACAACACTTGGCGTAACTTTTCATTACGGTGTTGAAACCGCTAAAGGAACAAAGCCAACTGCATTTACCTGGTTAAAAAGATGTAGTTCCATTGGTGGAATTTCCCTTGACACAGAGCAGATTGACGTATCAGCTCTTGAAGACTTCATTACACAGTATGCGTCCGGTAGACAGGATACTGGTGGTACTTGGGATGTAACCTTCAATCTTAACGCTGATGTTATCACAGCATTAAAGAAGCTTATGACTGATGCGGCAACAGGAAAGCCAAAAGGATTTAGAGTTTGGTTTGAAGTTGTATTTCCAGACCTCGCTGATGCATTTTTTGTTATCGCAGACCCTGGAAAAAATATTCCATTGTCTGATATTGGACAGAATGAAGCAGCAACAATTCCGCTGTCTCTCATTATTCAGGAATATAAAGGTCTTGATACAAAAGTTGTTTCCGAAGAGCTTACACAGGCTTTAGACACCGCAAAAGCAGTAGCAGATTCCACAGGCGCAATGGCACTTAGCTAACAAAATATATCGGGAGGATTATAAAATGGTAACTTTCAATGTACATGGAAAAGAGTATAAGGTTGTATTTGGATATGGACTTCTTACAAAAACAGATGTGCTGGACAAGGTACAGGGGATTACAGATGGAAAAGAGAGAAGCCTTCAGAAGATGATTTCTCTTCTCCCGGAACTGCTTCTTGCCGGACTTCAAAAGAAACACAAGGAAGAGTTTGGGTATGAAAGTGATTCTGAAAAAGAAGCTGTTCTTAATAAAGTCTGTGACCTTTTGGATGATTACGAAGATGAAGGGACTGAGGAAAATCCGAAAAGCGGATTTGATTTATACCAACTTCTCGACAAAGAATTGGAGAAAAATGGTTTTTTATCCGGTCTGCTGAATGCAGTAGCAGAAGCACAGGCAGTGGAGAAGAATGCAACGAAGCTTCCACAGGATCACAAAAAGAAAAATTAACTTTTCGAGAAGTTGTTTACCAAGAGATTCTTCCTTTATACCTCTCTATCGGTGTATCTAAAGAAGAATTTATGGATTCTACTCCGGCTGAGTTAAAACCTTATCTCGAAGCTGAAAAGATACGGCAAAAGAGAAAAGACACTGAGCTTTGGCAAGCGGGCATTTATGAAACATCAGCCACATTCACAGCTGTTGCAAATGCTTTAATTGGAAAAAAATCCAAGGCAGAGTATTTGAAGAAACCTTTGCTCGAATCAGCAGAGGAAGAAAAGCGTAAACAGGAAGGTATATTTTCCGAAGAAGAAAAGAAAAAACAGAGAAACGCACTTTTGGCAAGCTTGCAACTCATGCAGGCGAACTTTGAACTTAACCATGAAAAGGGCAGGCAGGATTAACACTCTTGTCTGCCCTTTATTTTTTTGTAAAAAAGGAGGGACAAATAAAATGGCTGACAATACCATTGATACCCTTGATATACAAATTAGCAGTAGTACAGAAAAAGCAGTACGCGCGCTGACTAATCTTTCAAACAAACTCACAGAAGTTAATTCCGCATTAAGCGGAGTTAATACAAATGGGCTACGTAGTTGTGTAAGGGAACTTGGAAAACTAAAAGAACTTGATATAGGGAAAATGACAAGCATTGCTGATGGAATTGGAAAATTCTCAAATTCCATAAAGACAATGGGTGAAGTAGATTATAAAGGTTCTGGACTGAATGCAGTTATCAACTCAATCAACAGACTTAGCCAGGTTGATGCTAGTGGATTTGATTCTGGAAAACTTGGAGAAATAATCCATCAATTAAGCAATTTGACAGAGATTCCAGATGTATCTACCAGTGTTAATCGTTTTGTCAATTCAATGGCTAGATTAGCCAATTCCGGTGAATATATTGCAAATGTATCCGCTGAATTACCTGGGCTTGGAAGAAATCTTAAATCAATCGTAGAGAGCTTTACGAGCGTTGGCGATATATCTGAACCTGTAAATAGGTTAGTTCAGTCTATTGCACAATTGGCAAGTTCTGGAAATAGAATCGGACAAACGTCAAGCCAGCTTGGAACACTAGCAAAGGAAGTATTGTCTTTCTTCGATGTAATGAAAACTGCACCTAAAATCAGTGAGAACACCATCCGCATGACGGAAGCACTGGCAAAGTTGGCTAATGCAGGGGGAAAGGTAAATTCCGCTACAAATTCTATATCCAGTGCGTTTTCTAAATTATCATCTGCAACATCTAGCCTTGGTAATATTGTTAGTAAAACTTCTTCTATAATTGGAACCGGGGTAAAAGGCATTATTGGATGGTTTCAACGCCTTGGAAATGGTAGCTCTGGAATTAAAACTGCTTCTTTTAATCTCGGAAATTTGCTTAAAACTGCTATCGGTTTTAAGGCTATTCGTGGTCTGGCAAATTTAGGGAAAAGTGCAATTGGTTTTGGCTCTGCTATTACAGAAATCGAAAATGTTGTAGATGTTTCCTTTGGAAGCATGGCAGATGAAGCCTACAAATTTGCTTCTACGGCTAAAGAACAATTTGGATTATCCGAATTGGCAGCAAAGCAATATTCTGGAACCATGATGGCAATGATGAAATCATCTGGTGTTGCGCAAGATGCAGCTTCTAAAATGTCAATTTCTCTTGCTGGATTAGCCGGTGATATTGCATCATTTTACAACATTGATACAGATACAGCTTTTCAGAAAATACGCTCTGGAATTTCCGGGGAAATTGAGCCTTTAAGACAATTGGGCATTAATTTATCCGTTGCAAATATGGAGGCTTATGCCCTTTCAAGGGGAATTACAGCATCTTATAATGCAATGTCCCAAGCTGAAAAAGTTGCTCTTCGATACAACTATTTAATGTCCGTCACAGGAGATGTGCAAGGAGATTTCGTAAGGACATCTAGAACCTGGGCGAACCAGGTTCGTTTACTAACTCTGAATTTCCAGTCACTTTCCGCAGTGATCGGGCAAGGTTTGATTGCTGGTATTCTTCCTGCTATTCAAGCTCTTAATGCACTTATGTCAAAACTTATGCAAGCTGCGAATGTGTTCCGTAACTTCATGTATGTATTGATGGGAAAGAAACTAAAAGGCTCGCAGAGTGGAGTTAGTGATATCGTATCTAATTTAGGTGGTATAGAAACAGCTGGTGATGACGCATCTTCTGGGCTTGATGACGCTACATCATCTGCTAAGAAACTGAAAAAGGCACTTTCCGTATTGCCATTCGACCAATTAAATCAGCTTGCCGATAATTCTGATAATTCTGGAACTGCATCTAAAAGTCTTGGTTCTGGGCTTGGAGATTTGGCAGATAGTTTTGCTGGAATACAAGATTCACTGGATGAAGTTTTGACTGTTGACGAAACACCAATTAATAAATGGGCTGCTAAAATCAGAAAAGCATTTATCAATAAAGACTGGCAGGGACTAGGTTCCACTATTGCAGACATGATAAATGTCGGAATGCAAAAAATATATGAAGTTATTAATTGGAATAATGTTGGCCCGAAAATAACCGAATTTGTAAATGCATTTACAACAGCATTCAATTCCATGGTTAGAGGTATAGATTTTGACTTAATGGGAAGATTGCTTGGAGCTGGAATCAACACAGCAGTAAATACCCTAAACCTGTTGCTTGGAGATGGAGGAATAGATTTTTCTGGAATAGGTGCAAAACTGTCTCAACTTTTAAAAGGTGCTATAAATGAAATTGACTGGACAGGTCTTGGAAACTTAATCGGAAACAGTTTTATGGCATCTTGGAAAATGCTTTCTGGCTTTGTAAAGGATATGTCTAAAAAAGATGGTGCCGGAATTACTGGATGGAGTAAGCTTGGCACTGCACTTGGAAAAGCCTTAAATGGCGCAATCAAAAAGATAGACATGAACACAATTGCAGATGCACTTTCTGGTTTACTGAACGGAGCGTTTGAAAGCTTAAAGGCATTTACAGAAACATTTAATTGGGATGATCTCGCAACCAAGATAAGAGATGGAATCGCTAAATTCATCAAAGACACAAACTGGAAAGAAAATGGACAGGCTCTTGGAGATTTTATATCTCACTTGTGTACTGCATTAAAAGATTCTCTCACGACAGACACATTCTATGAGTTTGGACAAGGAGTTGGAACATTCCTTGGTGAATTACCATGGGGTGAAATCCTTAGTACCGCAGCTGATCTGCTATTAACTGGTCTTACCAGTGCATTAAACGGATTATTCGATGGATTAGAGGAAAAGCACCCGATAGCCGGACATATTGCAGAATGGCTTACAAAAGCATTTATTGCAGTAAAAATAGCAAATATCACAGGTATTGGAACTCTTGTTGGTTCACTTGTGGGACATATTGCAGGGAAAATAGCTGAAAAGAAAAATGCAGAACTAATTGCAGATAAACTTGCGGATGTGATAGGAAATGGTACAAGTGCGGCAAGTGAAGCAATAAAGGGAGTTGGAGATGCAGCGGAAACAGCTTCAACAGGCGGACTTAAAACGTTTTCTTCAACGCTTGGTACTATATTTGGAACCGCTGGGATTGTATTTGTTGCAACGGCATTATCTGTTAAACTTGCTAAAGGAATTGCAAGTATTACAGAAGCTGCGCAAGGTGGAAATGGAATTCTATCACAAACAGGTGGTTATCTCCATGATTATGCAGGCGAGATGGAAAGCGCGCATAAAATAACACAAGACCAAGCAGAAGAGCTTTGGAAGTTAATTGAAGCAGATGAAAGTGCTGGAAAATCAAATTCTGAAATGTACGATAGTTTCATTCAGAAACTTGGAGAATTTGGCGTATCAACCGAAGATGCAAGAAAAATTCTCGAAAAATACGGCGCACAGGCGGGCGTATCAACTGGATTTTTGGAAGATATGACTGATAAAGCTGTAGCCCTTGGAGATGGTGTATCTGAATCAGCTGGAAAATTTGACACAACAAAAATTAGCATATCTGATTTGAAAGACGAACTTTATCTTTTAAGCCTTAGTTCCGAGCAATTTAGTGGAGACTACTTAACTGCTAAAGATGCTCTTGATAGTGCAATATCTGGAAGAACATATGCTAATACAGAAGAAGCATTAGATGCAGTTTATACGTCATTAAAAAATGCTGGCGTTCCGTTAGATGAATTAGATGAAAAACTCAGAAAAGATTTTCCAGATGCAGTTGTCACAATGGAAACAAGTGCAAAGAATTCTTTCAATGGAATGAATACATCTGTGAAAACAGCAGTGGGAGGTATTACTACCGCTGTTGCAAATGCTTCTAGCTCCGTATCATCCAAGACAAAAACTGGCTTTGGTCTCGCCAATACTGCCGTAAGCACTGCAATGGCTGGGATGAAAAAAAGCACAGAAAGCACAATGCCTTCTATTTGGTCAAAGATAAAGAACACAAATGATGATGTTGAAACCAACTCTAAAACAAACTGGGGAAATTCCGCAAGCGCTGTATCGACAGCGCTCGGAACCATGGACACCGATACAAAAGATGTAATGGGTAAGGTTATGACAACCATCCAAAGTTATTGGTCTTCTGTTCTTATCAATACAAACCAGATTTGGGAAAAAGCTTCTGGTAAAGTTGACACGGAAACTGGAAAAATGAAAACCTACACAGAATCTAATTTGTCTGGGATTTCGGATAAAATTAAAAGGCTATTTAATGTTAATCTTACATCAATTGGTCGGGAAACTGCTCAATCATTTGCTGATGGCATGAAACAAGTACATTTACCGACTCTGACTTATTATATTTCAGAGTGGAGAAAACATGATCTTGGAGGTGGAAGAACCAGTTCTACACCAGTTTACAAGCCTAATTGGTACGCCAAAGGTGGTCTTTTCAACGGCGCACAGGTAATTGGTATCGGTGAAGCCGGTTCCGAAGCCGTTCTTCCGCTGGAAAATCCACGAACCATGAAGAAGATTGCAGACAGCATTGTTTCCAGTTCGGACGGAAGCATGGGACTTACAAAAGAAGAAATGACAAAAGCAGTAGCCCAGGGAGTTGCAATGGCAATGAGTATGAACAGCGGGAACAAGAATCCGCAGTACATTATGAACAGTATTATTCTGGACGGAAGTGAGATTGCGAAAGCAGTAACAAAAGCCCAAAATGATACGGATAGCCGCTTCAAACCGTCCCCAGCATATTGATTTTTGACTGATTGTGTGGTATAATTTCTTCAATGAAGAAGTACACACGGTCTTGATTTTTGAGCCGCTAAGAAGAAATTAATATTTCTCGATTTTGAGGAATTTTTATCTTACTTGGCGGCTCTTTTTATTTTATCCATCAATATAAGGAGGAATGGAGAATGGAAAATGAAGTTTTGATAACAAGTGAACAGACACCTATTGAGATTGCACTTGGGATTGACGAAGAAGGCATGACTACTGCAAGAAAACTATATTCATTTTTAGGACTTGCACAGGGACAATTTTCAAGATGGGCGAAAACAAATATTATCGACAATTCATTTGCGGTAGAAAATGAAGACTATTGGGGGTTCGACATTGATGTCGAGGGTAATAAAACTGTTGATTATAAGATAACTGCCCATTTTGCCAAAAAACTTTCAATGCTATCAAAATCTGAAAGAGGAGAACAAGCAAGAAATTATTTTATTGGTTGCGAACAATCCTTAAAAATTGCTTTTAAAAAGCAGCGTGCAGCAGAACTTGAACGAGCCAAAGGAATAGCAGTAAGACAGGCGTTGACAAAAGCAATTCAACAATCTTCTGAAAATGAAAGAATGCACGGACATGCCTATTCTACATATACGGACGTTATTTACAAGTCCATATTTGGTAAAAACGCCAAGCAGCTGAGAGAAGATTTTGGAATCTCCAGAAAAGAAAATATGAGAGATTGTTTTTCGGAAGAAGATCTTGTGAAAATACAAAATGCTGAAATGCTTGTAAGTGCGTTGGTCGGATATGGCTGGGGGTATAACGAAATTAAAGAATTTATTCTGAATAAAGGAATTAATAAAATTGCGGCATAAATTTTGATCTTTTAGACAGCCCGCATTTAAAATGAGGTCTGGAAAGGTTCGATTTAAAATGGAACCTTTTTCAAAGGGAGGAATATCATGTCATATAAAAATTACATCTTAATCCAAAAGCATTTATTCCGCAGTGAATACATTTTTGCAGATACAGAAGAGTATCTGGCAGACCAACTTTTTAAGAATGAGAAAATCAGAGTGAATTTCGGAAAAGAATATGGACACACAGAAGAGAAGTATCTTCTTGTTTCCTGTAAAATCTGGAACAAAGATCAAGGCAAATTTTTTAAAGCCATGGAAAAGCTGAGAAATAAAATGCCACTGGTCGGGAATACCGACTATGAGGAATTTTGCAAAGAAACATTCAAAATGTTTGATTAATTAATTCGGTAAAACCAGTGGGCTAGGTTGGCCGCCGAAAAGCGTAAACCTTGATACGCCTGTCCACTGTTTTTATAAATCAAGGATTCTGGCACAATACGGAGAGTGCCTACGACCAACAAGGAGGTTATCTAATATGAAAGGTAAATTATCAGATCTTTTTTTATCCAGCAAAGAAAGCGTTATCATCAAACCAGATTTAGCAGTAAAATTAGGGCTAAATGAAGCCATTGTTTTACGCCAAATTTATTACTGGCTTGAAATAAATGAAAAATTGCAAAGAAATTATTATGATGGAAGATATTGGACTTTTAACACGATGGAAGAATGGCAAAAGAATAATTTCCCATGGTGGTCTACAAAAACTATAGAAAGAGCTTTTAAAAGTTTAATTTCTTCCGGAATTGTTATCACTGGAAATTATAATAAAGACCAAAGAGACCGTACAAAATGGTATTCCATCAATGAAGATGTTCTTGAAAACATATTAAATGGTATAGTAAAGGAGAACCCAAAGACAAATAGCCAATGTGCATCTGGACAGAATGACGAAAGGCATAGACAAAATGACGAAATGCACAAAGACAGTTCGGGGGAAGCATTACCAGAGAATACTTTCAAAGATTATCATTCAGAAACTACTATACCAGATACTACATCTCCTACGGAGTTAAAAGAAGAAAAGAAAAATGCATACCACTCTAACGAGTGGTTCAATTCTCAACATATCAAAAATATGTTGACTGAGGATAACATCCAGTATATTCCAATAGACCGTAAATCTTTTAACTGGTCTGCATTCAAGAACCAGGTTTCAGTACGGCTTGAAGAATTGGGATATACGACAAGCCCATATACAACCAACCGCTTCCTGGTAGTATCGAAGTATTTCTTCAAGAGGTACGAAGAACGAACCAGAAAACCACACACAAAAATCAATCAAGACGCTTTGGATAATATCCTGGACAAGTTTGGATTCGGGCCAAATCCAGATTACTTCCAGAATGTTGAGATTGAAACATATATGAAAGTGATTGATGAATACTTTGGCACTTCATTTAGTGAGTACACGGATCACCATTATTCGCATTTCATGTCTGGCTACATACGGAAAAATTTGTTAATGAAAATTGAGGACAGGGAGGACACACTATGATATTTTGGCTATCAATAATCATTTTTGCAGTCGGCGTTGTTATTCTGATTGCAAATAGAATAGGAGAATCTTTAAGCTACGAATATGAGTATTCGAATGTGAGCGCAACCGTGCTTGTTTTGGGCGTAGCAGTGGCTTTTATCGGTGCGGTATATCTTTTGATCGCTGGATTGCTTTTAGCAATAAGCCAGACTACGGTTACCGCCACCAGACAGGCAAATGCCGAGAAATACAAAGCATTGACTTACAAACTGGAAAGTGAAGCTTGCCGAGATCAATTCGGACTTCTTAACAAAGAAATTATTGACGAGGTACAGAGATGGAATGTAAAAGTAACTTACTACAAAGCAATGGAAGATAACTTTTGGGTTGGAATCTATTACCCAGATGTGTACGGTGATCTGGGGACGATTGATTATGAGACATATGAGGGAGGACAAAAACCATGAAAAGAATCAAAACACTACTGGCGATAATTACCTTTATTTGCATTATCACAGGGCTAACAGGCTGTGCAGCGAATGACGATTACATGAATGACGTGAAAGGAAATCTTTCTGGAAACAGCTACACAATCTATACCTACGATAACTACGGCAAAAAGGTTATGACCACCACTGGGGACAAGATTAATATTTCCGGGAATAAAACGAAATCTAAGGGCTACGATAGCGAGGGTAACGAAACAACCAGCTATGATGTATCTTCCGTCATTACAATTCTGATAGACGGTAAAGAAATTGAAAGTTGTGGTGATACTTGTATTTTTGAGCAAAAAGGATTGAAGCCGGAGGTTGATTTTACCCAGGAAGATATTACCAGCCATTCAACCGGGAAGATTTCAGAGAATGCATACATAGCCGGGATTGTGAATTATTATAAAAATTATTTTGGGAAATCTAGGGTTGTAGTAATTAAATCCCAACTTGGACAACCAATAGCCGCATATTCTGGTGACGAGGTGTTCTGGAAAATCCCGGACGATCTACCTAAAATGACAAAGTTAATGATTGACGGAAAAGCTCTTTATATCCACAGGGCAAATTTCCAGATTATTGATAAAGAATTACTGAGATAAAATAATCAAATCCGTTTCAAAATCTCTCACCAGATAAAATATAGGAATAAGCCAAGAAAATTGAAATTTGAACAAAGAAATTAATTAATTGTGGAGAATTAAAACATATGAGTCAAATAGGAACAGAACTTCCGACAGAATATTCAGACCGTTTCGATAAATTACGACAGAATAGGGTTGAGGTAAGTTTTTACAAATATGGTACAGCAAAGGATAACTTCGGGGAGAAGTTGGTAAACGCCTTGGAATCCCACGATATGTGCATCAAAAAGTATCGTGAGACAGGAAACACAGAATATCTTTGCGATGCAGCTAATTATTTGATGTTTGAGTTTATGTATCCTCAAATTCCGGGTGCATACTTCAAGACAACAGACAGCGGAGAAAGTGCCGGAGTTGCCGGAACACCGATTAATCAGCTGAAAGAGAAGTGGTATTAACGAAAAGGAGATATGAAAACATAATGAACAGACCATTATTTGAGCCAGGAGACATTGTACAGCACTTTAAGAGAGAAACCATCAAGGAGCCACGCAACAACGAGTATTTGTATAAGTTTATCGGATATGCCAGACATACAGAAACAGGGGAAGATTTGGTAGTATATAGAGCCTTGTATGGTGAAAAGAAATTATTTGCCAGACCGAAAAATATGTTTTACAGTGAAGTAGATCACGAAAAATATCCAAACATCAAGCAGAAATATAGGCTTGAGAAATATCATGGAGTGTTGTACGTGTAATGAATTTCAAACAGACTTACTTTTCCATCTGGCAGGAAATATGGAACCTCCACAAGAAGTACGCCTTTATCTCAAAGGACGATATTCCGCAGTGGGAAAATCTCACCATGGAAGCAAGCCGGATTCACGATAAATACTCCGATTCGGTTGGCGCGAAATTTGCCGAAGCTCTTTTGTTTGCCGTAACTGCGGAAATTGATAGAAAAGCGAAATAAGACTTTCAAAATACGTCCCAAGGTGGTACAATATGGGTATCAATTATTGGGAGGTACGTATGTATGAAGAAAGCGAAAAAGTTACTATCGGTTCTGGCAGTTATGTTGTTGATTGTCTGTATGGCAGTTCCAGTATCGGCGGCAGGGAAGATTAGTAAGAGTAAGGCAACGTTACTTACTGGACAAACCTTGCAACTGAAATTGTCTGGAACAAAAGGAAAGACAAAATGGACTTCCAGTAAGAAATCTGTGGCAACGGTAAGTGGTTCCGGGAAAGTAACAGCCAAGAAATCTGGTTCAACTACGATTACTGCGAAAGTTGGCAAAAAGAAGTATAGTTGCAAAGTAACTGTGGAATCTCCAAAACTCAGCAAGAAAAGCCTTACTTTAAAAGTTGGAAAGACAAGTACCATAAAAGTAAAAGGAACTAAGCAGACTGTAAAATGGAAATCATCAAAGAAAAGTGTTGCGACCGTAAAAAACGGAAAAATTACTGCGAAAAAGGCAGGAACCGCCAATATTACAGCAACAGTTCTTGGAAAGAAATTCACTTGTAAGATTACTGTGAAAAAGGCTTCTAATGGTGGATTTAGCGGAAATACGAGCACTTCAAAAAACAATGTAACGTATCACGCAGAAGCAACGCCAAGGGGAGAAGTTATAATTCTTCAAAATAATTACAATTATGCGGTTGCGGTTGACATTAGTTGTGCCTTTTGTTTGAATGGACAAATAGTTTCAGTAAGTAATCAGTATGATACGTGTGTAATTGAGCCAGGGATGAAATATGCTACATTAATGACAAATTATGGAAGTCAATGGGATTCTGTAAAAATTAATTTAAAAACAGAAAATGTATCATATTTTGATTTTAATGCAAAGAATATTACGTATACATCAAATTTAGGAACAGAGGGTGTTGTTTTAACAGTTAAGAATAACGGAAAAAACAATCGTGGAACCCATATGGCGGTTGTATACTATAAAAATAACAGAATAATTGGATGTGACGATGGTTTGTTTGCTAATGTTCAAAGAAAAGGAAGTGTTGATTACTTACAATCATATTTTCCAACTGATTTAAATTATAATACAATAATTCCAGATCGTTATGAAGTATACGTGAATATGTCATATGATGTTCGTGATATGCCAGCGCCAGAATGGTAAATAGGAATTAGGCTAGGGAGAAATCCCTAGCCTTTTATAATCCGTTGGTGGAACCATTTCCGTATACACTTGCTTCGGTATCACTATTCGATTGACTGATTGTATCATCGGCAGTTTTTAATAATTCATCTCCTTTTTGCCAGGCATAAGAAATATATATTTTGTTATTTTCTAAATCATCATCATAATCTGATAAATCATATGCCCGAAGAACTAAAGAAGTATTGTTAGCACCATACCACCATGTATAAATATTTTTTATTCCCCATTGAGTAGTATCGCTCTCTGTTTTATCAGGATTACCATAGACAGATGAAAGTTTTTCAAGTAAATCAGAATACATAGAGTCTATATCTTGCGGTTCAAATTCATATTGTGCACCATATAACAAAGTGTTACTATCATCAAAATCTATTTTATTTTCATTAATGTTATAAGAATAGTAAAAATTCAAGTAAGGAGTAGAATATCCAGCTACATCTACATCTGCTATATCTAATGGCTGAGCAAAAAGGCAGATTTTACCATCATAAACATTGGAATCGTCAGACGAACCAGTTAATATTTCTTTTGTACTCATTGCATTTATCCCATCTAATTGTATGCCATAAAGACACTGATCTGGAAACAAATCCTTTGTATCTGAGAAAGAAGTTCCCCATGGAATATCCCTAAAAAGAATTTCTTTATCTGTTTTAGCGAACACAGGCGTAACACTTGAAAAAATGGATGTTAAAGCCAAAATCATAACAAATTTTCTTTTCATGTAAAATCCCCCTCTTTAGTATGATATACCTATTTTACCACTCCAAAACGGATAGTGGAATAGGAAATTTGAAAAAAATGAAAATAATACTTGACAGGATTGTTGCTACACACTATAATAGGATTGTAGCAACAAAGAAAGAGAGGTGATATAAATGGCTGCTATGAAAATCGGAACAAAATTAACTGACAATCCAAAAGACTATATGTTAAGGACAAGATTAGACAAGAAAACTCTTCAAAAACTGGATGCTGTTGCACTTGAAAAGGCTACTACAAGGTCTGAAATTGTGAGAATTGGGATTGAAATGCAGTATGATAAAATGTTCCAGAGTGATAAAAAATAAGAGATTCCCGACCGACCAAAGTTAAGAATCTCTTAAATGATTCTGCCACCAAATAGGAGGCTATACAAATTATAACACTGTATGCCTCCTGTTTGCAAATAAAAAATCAAAATTTCACAGGAGGTTTTTAATATATGAACGAAATCACAATTAACACAGCAAACCAGACACCTATTGAGATTGCGCTTGGAATTGATGAAGAGGGCATGACTACTGCAAGAAAACTATATTCATTTTTAGAACTTGCACAAGGACAGTTTTCAAGATGGTGCAAAAGAAATATTATTGAAAATGATTTTGCAATGGAGAATGAAGATTATGTGCGACTCGACATCAATGTCGAGACACCGACAGGTGGCGTTATTCAAAGAGAAGATTATAAACTCTCTGCCAGCTTTGCAAAGAAACTTTCCATGCAATCAAAGAGTGTCAAAGGTGAACAAGCCAGACAATATTTTCTCAAAGTAGAGGACAAATTAAAAGAAACAGTTCGCCACCCAGTACCAATGACCATCCCCGAACAGATTCAGCTTCTAGCACAGGGAAACGTAGAACTGAATAAGCGGATTGACGATATCCAGACAGAGTTTGAGACTTTGAAAATGGATTTGCCGATTCTCCCGATTGAAGCGGAGAAAATCACGGAAGCAGTAAAGAGAAAAGGAACGCTGGTGCTTGGCGGTAAGGAATCCAATGCTTACAATAGCCGTTCCATTCGTCAGAAAATTTACAGTAACATTCATTCCAATCTGCGCTACCAGTTCCAGGTAAAAAGCTACAAGGCAATTAAGAGAAGCCAAGTAGAACAGGCAGTCAAGATTATTGGAGAATACAAACCGCCAGTTTTCTTGAAGAATGAGATTGATACAGAAAACGCACAGCAGAGATTCTTTTAATTAGATTTTTACAGGGATACACAGGAGGAAAATAAAATGACAAAGGCTGAATTACAGAAAACAATTGACGAACTGAACGCAGATAACAACGAGTGCTTAGTGCTTCTGGATGAGTATATGTACAGACAGAGAATCATTGAAAATCTTATCAATTTGAAAGACCTGTCAAAATTAAAGGGAATGTATCTCTTTACCAAACAGTTAATCGGGGAAGCGTGATATTATGGCAAATAGAATCCAGTTCAATGACTTTCAGAAAAAGAGCGTGTACGCCAAGTGCAACGGAAAATGTGCGATATGCGGTAAGCCTGTCAAATTCAAGAAAATGACAATCGACCACATTACGCCGTTGTCCCGGGGCGGCACCAATGATATTAAGAATCTGCAACTGGCTTGTAAGCGTTGCAATAGCATGAAGAGCAACATGACAATGGATGATATGATGGGGCAGATTTCCGAGATTTTGAAGTATAACCGCAAACAGAAGTTGATTAGAGTGTTGGGAGGAATTGTAGAATGATTGACTATAAAGAAGAAATCAAGAAACTTTTGGAAAAAGTAGATGATTATTATGATCTCAAAAGAACATATAAGTTGCTCGAATATCTGTACTTAGAGGAAGTTTTAAAAACAGTGAAATGATACCAAAGTATACTGAATGATACTTTCACCGTATGTTATACTATAAAATCATAATAAGCAATTTTTAAAGCGTTTACCTTTCGGGGTAGGCGCTTTTTTGTTGCCAAAAAATAAATCATAAAGGAGATATGAATTTATGCTGGTAGAAATCGTTGGAAAAAGATACGAAGAAAAGTTACTTACTACGTCAAGAAAAATCGCAGAATCTTTCGAAAAAGAGCACAAGGAAGTAATAAGGGCAATTGAAGGACAAGTTGACGCAGAGGGTAAAACCAAACATTTAGGTCTTGTAACACAGATTTCTCAAAGGGGAGATATCCCCCTTTCTGATTATTTTATAAAAACTTCTTATATCGGAGAAAACAATCGTGAGTATACCGAATACCTTATAACAAGAGATGGATTTTCCTTGTTAGCCATGGGATTTAATGGTGAAAAAGCATTACAGTGGAAACTTAAATACATTGACGCTTTTAATAAAATGGAATCTGAATTAAAAAGAATTCATACAGAACGTCAGCAATGGCAAATCGAGCGTGACAAGGGTGTTGTTATTCGACATATCCTAACAGATACAATTAAGATGAAAATAACGGAAAGCCAAAATAAAAGATTTGCTTATCCAAATTACACAAATTTAATTTATCGTAATTTATTCGGAAAAACAGCCAAAGAGCTTGAAAGTGATTATGGGGTAAAAGCAAAAGAAAATCTTAGAGATTTCTTCACAGGTGATGACTTAGCAAAAGTACAAAATATGGAAATGCTTGTAAGCAGCCTTATTAATTGCGGATGGGGATATCAGCAAATTAAAGAATTTGTTCAAAGTGAAGCAACTAAAATGATTGCTTGAGAGCACTCTAATTTGAAATCAGAGTGCTAAAGTAGGTGAATATATGGCAGAAGTATTTCTTAAAGTGGATGGGGTAGCATTGCCCTGTCCTTCTTCTTTTACATGGGGATTACAGGATATATCGGCATCAGAATCCGGCAGAACAGATGATACGACCATGCACAAAAACAGAGTTGGACAGAAGCGAAAGCTGTCTGTAGGTTGGAATGGCCCAGATTGGGACACTGCTTGCAAAATTATACAGGCAGTAAATCCAGAGTACATACAGGTCACATATCCAGACTTGCTATCTGCAAACAAGCACGAAACCAGAACATTTTATGTTGGTGACAGGGAATCCCCTTTTAAGTGTTGGTGGATAGGCAATGAGCGCATGGAAGGACTTAGTTTTGATTTTATCGAGAGGTAAGATATGCGAAATTTATCAACGGAATTTAAAGAACAACAGAATAGTGGGAACCGTAACTATCTGAAATATGCAGATTTTACCTTCACGGATGGAAGCACATTATCCATTACAGACAAAGATTTATGGTCTAATGGTTTTAAATTTGAGGATGCAGTATCGCAAAGCGGTTCTTTTGATATCGGCGCAGCTATCGTAAATAAGTTGACACTGCAGATCAACAACTTTTCTGGAAAGTACACAGATTACATCTGGGACGGAGCAAGAGTTGTTTGCTATATTGGGCTTGAATTATCTACTGGCATTGAAAAAATCCGTATCTGTACTATGACGGTAACAGATGCTCCATATCAAAGCACTGCAATTATCAGCCTAACCTGCGAAGATTCAATGCGATTATTTGATCGCGATTATTCAGAAAGTAAACTGACTTATCCGGCAACAAGATTACAAATCATCCAGGATGCTTGCGAGGTGTGCGGAGTAACACTTCAATCTACAAGGTTTGATAATGATGATTTTGTGATTCAGAATCGACCAGATGATAGTAGCATTACTTTCCGACAGGTAATTGCATGGGTAGCGCAGATGGGCTGCCAGTGGGCGAAATGTGACGAATATGGTCGCTTATGCTTTGGATGGTACGAACGTGAAGTCCCGGATAATTTTTATGATTTGGTGGAAACTCCATGGAAAGATGTAGAAGGTAACGACATATTAGATACCACTGGTGAACAAATCATTACTATCATGCAGACTGGGATTACAGCAATTCAAACAAACGGATTTACTCCGTGGCTGTATGATCTTGAAATAACAGGTATAAAAGTTACAGAATACGTTGAAAATTCTTCTCAAAATGAAGCGAAAACATATCGGTCGGGGAAATCTGGCTACGTTATCGAAATAAGTGATAATAAGCTAATCCAAGAGGGAACAGGAGAAGAAATCTGTAAGATTATTTCAGACAGATGTGTTGGAATGAAATTCAGACCGTTTTCTACCGGTGCTTTAACAAATATTGCATGGGAAGCTGGTGACACCATTGCGATTTCCGATAGAAACGGAAAACAGTATAAGAGCTACCTAACTTCTGTTACTTTGAATCCAGGCGCATTTGAGCAACTTGAATGCAGTGCTAAGAGTGCATCCAGGAATAAGCAGAAACAATATAGCCTTAATCAACAAATACAGGCAGAAAATAATAAGAATTTAAGAGATGAACGTACCGCAAGAGAAAAGGCAATTGAAGAATTGTCTCAAAGATTGTCTGAATCTTCCGGTACATATACTACTGTGGAAACACAGCCGGACGGAAGCAACATCTATTATCTTCATAATAAGCCGCAGTTATCCGATTCTGACATTGTATGGAAAATGACTGCAGAAGCGTGGGCTGTATCTACAGATGGTGGACAACATTGGAATGGCGGTATGACGGTTGATGGTGATGTAATTGCCAGAATCCTTACTGCTACAGGCGTTAATGCTGACTGGATTAATACAGGAACTATTAAAGCAATTGACAAAGACGGAAATACAACTTTCCTGGTTGATGTAACAACAGGAAGGGTTGTTATTAATGCAGACTCAGTACAAATCAAGGGAAAAGATGTTAATGCAATTGCAAAGGAAAAAGCAGAAAAAGAAGTAAATAATTTTATAAGCAATACATACACAACTGATATCAATAATTTACAGTCTCAAATCGACGGACAGATTGAGACTTTTTTTTATGACTATGAACCAACCTTGCAGAATATCCCGGCTTCTGGTTGGACTACCAACGAAGAACGAAAGAAACATGAGGGTGACTTATTTTACTGGAAATCCAAAGGATATGCTTACCGTTTTATGCAAGATGGGGCAACATGGAAGTGGCAACTGGTACAAGATACTGATATCACGTTAGCACTTGCCGCCGCAGAAAAAGCGCAAGATACGGCAGATCATAAGCGTAGAGCATTCGTAGTTCAGCCAGAACCGCCTTACGATATTGGGGACTTATGGACACAAGGCTCTAATGGTGATTTGATGAGATGTAAAGTTGCCAGAGCAAGCGGTTCTTATGATTCTTCCGATTGGGAAAAAGCTTCAAAATACACAGATGATAGTTCGTTAGATTTATTTATCAATGGTGTTTTTAAAGATTCTCTTAATTCTTTAAAAACACAGATTGATGGAAAGATTGAGACTTGGTATCAGCCAAACGATCCATCTGTAAAATGGACAAAAACAGAGGAATATCCATGGTGTGATATTGAAGGAAACAAGATTCTGGATGAATCCGGGAATGAAATTGTTTTGGTATGGGAATCTGAGAAGGCAGAGCATGAAGGCGATCTTTGGCATAATACCACGGATAACACCCAGTGGATATACAAATCTGGCATCTGGCAACCACAGTCCATACCAAATGAATTGTTGGACAAGATAGACGGTAAATCATCTGTTTACATGATTCAGCCAACACCACCATATTACGAAGGTGACTTGTGGGTAACGACCAATAGTGAAGGAAAGGCTTCTCTCAAAACTTCTTTTGTAAATCGTATTAATGGTGACTTTACTGCATCCGATTGGATTGACTTCAAGTACGCAGACAAAGACGATATCAAAAATGCAATTGATAATTACGATACCAGTCTTGGACAGGATGAAGTGTTCAATAAACTCACAAAAGGCGGGACAGAACAGGGAATCTACATCGAGGACGGAAAAGTATATATCAATGCAAAATATATTCTGGCTGGATTGCTTGCCGGTGAGAGAATTAATGGTCGTGGGCTAAAAGTCATTAATGATGACAAGAACGTAACCTTAGAAATCGACAGCAAAGGAAACGTCATCCTAGCTCCAAAAACTTTTTCCTTACAAGGCAAAACAGTAAAGGAAATTGCAGATTCTTCTGCCAGCACCGCAGTTTCTGGACAGACACAAGCCGATATTTTCAACAAACTTACCAATGGCGGCAAGGCACAGGGGATTTACTTGGATGAAAATGGAAATGTCTATGTAAATGGTGAATACGTGCAAGCCAAAGGAATTAGGGTTGTTGATGGAAATGGAAAAACCACTTTTTCCATTGACAAAACCACTGGTGCAGTAACAATAGCAGCTTCACAGTTTACATTAGGAGATAAAAGCGTTACTGATATAGCACAGGAAGAAGTCGTAAAACAAGTCCAAGATATTACATCGGACAATATTATTAAAGGCTATTATCTAACAGAACAAAATGTTAAAGATTATTGGTCTACACAGAGTGCATATACATATGAGTATGGAGTTCAGGATGTAGATGGCGGTAAAAATGCAATCAAAATAAACGGAACTGGAGCACAATTTGGAACGAAAAATTATAAGCCAATAAAAGTTACTGGAAATTATACTTTTTCGTTTTGGATAAAAACTAGTGTTGCAACACAAGTATATGTGTATCTTGGAAGTAAAACAATATTAAATGCTAAAACTACAACTGAATGGAAAAGACTGCAAGTAACAACAACTTTATCTAGCTTACCAAATGATAGTTTAAACAGTTTGAGAATCTTGACATCATCAGTTGGGTCTAGCGTAAAATTTGATACCTATATTTACATGCCAAAGCTTGAATATGCTTACACAAATGAACAAGTGTTCAATATGCTTACAAACAACGGTGCAATAAAGGGCATGTACATGGAAAATGGAGAATTGTATTTTTCATTCACCTATGCACATGGAGGTACATTGAAACTTGGCGGTTCAAATAACGGAAATGGGTTACTTTCCATTCTGAATGCAAGCGGCACACAGGTTGGATATATTGACAATACAGGCGTTCATTTTAACCAAGGTGAATTTTCTGGAAGCGTAAAGTCACTAACTGGGGAAATTGGAAACTGGCAGATTGATAAAACAAATGGAAAATTAACCTCTGCAAACGGTGCCATTGTACTTGATGCGAAAAACAACATGGTAACCATAAATGGCGTTGATCTAAAAGCAAATGGAAACGGATTTGTTATTGATGGCGGTGTAAAAATTAAAAACAGTCCTAAATCTAGTGAATTTGGAGATGAAAGTAATTTCTTTTGTATTGAAAACCTAGGTGCTATTACAGACGGAACACATTTAGGAGTCAATAGTCAAGGTATGGTTATAAAAGTCCCTTCATCTTCTTGGCGGTATAAGTCAATTCGTACAACTGTTAAAGAAGAAGAACTGGAAGAGCTTTATCGTGTAAAGGTTGTTTGGGCGAAATACAAAGAAGGGTATTTGGATAAAAACGATAGCCGATATGATAAATTAATGCCAATGTTCCTTGCAGAGGACATGGAAAGGCGTTTTCCAATTGCAGTAAACCATTTACCAGACGGAAAGCCCGAGGATTGGAATTACAGAATTATGATTCCGTCCATGTTCGCTATGATAAAATTTAACCACGATAAGATAAAGGAACTCAAATCCGAAAATGAAGAATTGAAATCTGAATTAAAAAGCATTAAAGAAGAGCTTGAGGAAATCAAAAAATTGTTAAACAAATCAATATAAAGAGGGTGAGAAATCATCCTCTTTTTTATGAATCAAATATTAAAA